TCTAAACTACCTAAACCAACTGGATGGAGACTTGTAGTTCTTCCATTTAAAATGCCAGAAAAAACTAGAGGTGGATTGTATCTTGGACAAGATACACTTGAGAGACAACAAGTAGGTTCTACTTGCGGTCTAGTTCTTGCTATGGGACCACACTGTTATGATAAAGAAAAATTTCCTGAAGGAGCTTGGTGTAAAAAAGGAGACTGGGTAATTTTTGCAAAATATGCTGGATCAAGAATTCAGATTGATGGCGGAGAAGTAAGATTGCTAAATGATGATGAAGTTTTAGCAACCATCGATAAACCCGAAGATATACTTCATCAATATTAACCACATAGGAGGAAACTATGCAACAAGAAGAAAATAAAACAGTAGATATAGATACAACTGGTCCATCAATGGATGTTGATATTGCTGAAGAAAAAAATCAAACAGAAATCGAACAACCGGAAATAAAAGAAGAACCGACTGTAAGACCTGTTGTAGAAGATGAAACAGTTCCAGAAGATAAGACTCATGAAAATGAACGTCAAATTAAATTGGAAAATTCATCTGAAGAACCTAAAGAAGATGAGCTAAAACAATATTCTGAAGGTGTTCAAAAAAGAATAGCAAAGCTTACTAAAAAATGGAGAGAAGCTGAGAGACAAAAAGAAGAAGCTTTAACTTATGCTGAAAGAGTTATGCAGGATAAGAAAAAAGTTGATGAAAAAATCTCTAAGCTAGAACCAGGATTCATGAAATCTACAGAAGAATCTATTACATCTGGATTAGAATCTGCTAAAGCAAGATTAGCTGCTGCTAGAGAAGCAGGGGATATAAATGCTGAAGTAGAAGCTCAAACTATGATTTCTGAACTAGGTTATAAACAAGCTAGATTTTTAGAAGCTAAAATAAGTCAAGAACAGGAAAGTAAACTTAAAGAAACTCAGGTTGCAAAACCTGAAGTTAATTTAAATAGACAAGAAGTAGCACAAGGAACACCGGATCCTAAAGCTTCATCATGGGCAGAGAAAAACACATGGTTTGGTAGAGATAGCGCTATGACTTATACTGCTTTTGATTTACATAAGAAATTAACAGAAGAGGAAGGTTTTGATCCTCAATCTGATGAGTATTATTCTGAAATAGATAAAAGAATAAGACTTGAATTTCCCCACAAATTTGTTAATAATGAACAAAAGGTGGAAACGGCTAAACCTGTACAGACAGTTGCATCTGCAAAAAGAAGTACTAAATCTGGTCGCAAAACTGTGAGACTCACTTCATCACAGGTAGCAATAGCTAAAAAATTAGGAGTGCCGCTAGAAGAATATGCGAAACAATTAAATATCACGAAGGAGGTATAAGCATATGGAAAATAATAACGATAAAAGAACCTCGCGTGCGAGTCAAACTAGAGAAAAAACAGCTCAAAAAAAAGTTTGGTCTCCACCATCAAGTTTAGATGCACCCCCTGCACCGGCAGGTTTTACGCACAGATGGATTAGAGCAGAAACCTTAGGATTTCATGACACTAAGAATGTCGCTGGAAGAATAAGATCAGGATATGAATTAGTTAGATCTGATGAATATCCAGATTCTGATTATCCACAAGTAGAAGACGGTAAATATAAGGGAGTGATCGGAGTTGGTGGCCTTGTGCTGGCAAGGGTACCGGAAGAAATCGCACAACAACGTACTGACTATTATACAAAACAAGCTCAGGACAATGTTGAAGCAGTTGACAACGATTTAATGAAGGAACAGCACCCAAGTATGCCTATCAATATTGATAGACAAACTCGTGTAACCTTCGGTGGCTCAAAGAAAAGTTAATTTTTTAACTATTACTAGACCACTGGATAAACTTAACCCGTGAGTGGAGACCTGAAAAGGTAGCTCACAAAAGGAGAAAATATAATGGCAAACCAAGACGCAGCTTTCGGTTTAAAAGCTATAGGTAAAGTGGGCCAGAATAGAGATAACCAAGGTTTATCCGAATATAGTATCGCAGCAAGCGCATCTGCTATTTACCAATGGGACCCTGTCGAAATGGCAGCCACTGGTAAAATTACAGTTGCAGCAGCTACAGATACATTATTAGGATCACTTAATGGTGTTTTCTATACTGACGCTTCTACTAGTAAACCAACATGGGCGAACCATCTGAATGCAAGTAATACTGCAACAGATATCGTAGGATTCGTTTCTGACGACCCTTACGAAAGGTTTGAAGTACAATCAGACGGCGCAACTGCAGCAGCAGACGTCGGAATGAATGCTGACATTGCATACACAGCTGGTAGTTCACCAGACTATGTATCAAAAGTAGAATTAGATCACTCTGATCTAAAAACTGCAACAGCACAACTAAGAGTACTTGCAATATCTAATGATCCAAATAATAGCACAGCAGGTTCTGCTAATGTTAATTTGGTAGTTATGATTAACGAGCACTTTTTAAAAGGAACGGTAGGTATATAATGGCCATAAGTAGAGGACAACTAGTTAAAGAACTAGAACCGGGTCTAAATGCACTATTTGGACTTGAATATAAACGTTACGAGAATCAGCATGCTGAAATATACACTACTGAATCTTCAGACAGAGCGTTTGAAGAAGAAGTTATGTTATCAGGTTTTGCTCAAGCACAGACTAAGTCTGAGGGTGCTGGTGTAGTTTTTGACAATGCTCAAGAAACTTACACTTCAAGATACACTCACGAGACTGTAGCTTTAGCATTTTCAATCACTGAAGAAGCGGTTGAAGATAACCTATATGACAGACTTGGAAGTAGATATACTAAAGCATTAGCTAGATCTATGGCGAACACTAAACAAGTTAAAGCGGTTAACCCATTAGTTAATGGTTTTGGTACATTCACTTCAGGTGATGGTTCTGCATTATTTGCAACTAACCACCCTACAATTAGTGGAACTGTATCTAACACATTAGCAACGGCTGCCGACTTGAATGAAACTTCATTAGAGCAATCATTAATCGATATTGCTGCAATGACAGACGAAAGAGGTCTAAAAATTGCTGCAAGAGGTGTAAAAATGATTATTCCTTCTGAGCTTCAATTCACTGCTGAGAGATTAATGAAATCTCAAGGTAGAGTTGGTACTGCTGATAATGATATCAATGCAATCGTTTCTATGGGAATGGTTCCTCAAGGTTATAGAGTGAACAATTTCTTAACTGATCCAGATGCATTCTACATTATCACAGATGTGCCTAATGGTATGAAGTACTTTGAAAGAGCAGCTATTAAAACTGCTATGGAAGGTGACTTCGACACTGGTAACGTAAGATACAAAGC